ACCGACAGGTTTAAACGCTGGGTAAATACCAAAGTCCCAAATACTTTTGAGAATCTACAGAATGACCGACCTAGAATTATTATCCCATTCATTGACAAGGACGGTAATTGGTTTGGCATCCAGGGTAGATCTCTGGCTGCAAATGCAACGCTACGTTACATAACAATTTTATTCAATCAGGACTCTCCAAAGATTTATGGACTTGACTCAATCGACACCAACCAAACAGTTTATGTCACTGAAGGACCGCTGGACTCGCTCTTCATTCGCAACTCGGTTGCTATGTGTGGAGCTGACCTTGATATTAACAACTGGGGTATTAGCGATTCTGTTTGGATATACGATAACGAACCACGAAATAAACAAATTGTCGAACGTATCGCAAAGACCATACAACGAGGTCATAAGGTAGTCATTTGGGATTCTCAAATTAAAGAGAAAGATATTAACGACATGGTGCTTGCTGGACGCAATGTAAATCGTGTGATAGAATGCAACACCTTCCAAGGATTAGAAGCACAAGTTAAGTTTACAAACTGGAAAAAAGTATGAGTGAGATTAGTGTAGTAAAGCGTAATGGGTCGGTTGAGACTCTCAACCTCGATAAGATTCATACGATGGTTGAGCACGCTTGCAGAGGTCTTGCAGGCGTATCTGAATCGCAGGTAGAGATGAATGCTAATCTGCAATTCTTTGATGGTATTAAGACGAGCGACATCCAAGAGATTCTGATTCGCTCTGCTAATGATTTGATTAGTCTTGATGCTCCTAATTATCAATTTGTAGCAGCACGTCTGCTGCTGTTTGGTCTTCGTAAGTCTGTGTATGGTGGTCACCCAGACTATCGTCCATTCCTGTTTGACCATGTAACTGAATGTTGTGTTGGGAGTGTATATGACAGTGAAATCATGGACAAGTATTCTCCTGAGGAGTGGGAGACCATTGATAGTTTCATTGATAATGATCGTGACTATCTCTTCACTTATGCAGGTCTACGTCAAGTCGTTGACAAGTACCTCGTGCAAGATAGAAGCAGTGGTGAGATTTATGAAACTCCACAACAAATGTATATCATGATTGCGGCAACGCTGTTTCGTGACTATCCTAAGGAAACACGACTCTCATATGTAAAGAGGTACTATGACGCAATCAGCAAGCACAAAATCAACATTCCAACTCCCGTCATGGCAGGAGTTAGAACGCCTCTCAGACAATTTGCAAGCTGTGTTCTTGTTGATATTGATGACACCCTCGACAGCATCTTTAGCAGTGACATGGCTATTGGTCAGTATGTTGCTCAAAGGGCAGGCATCGGTATCAACGCAGGTCGAATCCGTGGTATCAACAGTAAAATTAGAGGCGGAGAGGTTGCCCATACTGGCGTTGTGCCGTTCCTCAAGAAATTTGAGGCAACTGTCCGATGCTGCACTCAAAATGGCATCCGAGGTGGATCGGCTACGGTACACTTTCCAATCTGGCATCAGGAAATAGAAGATATTCTCGTATTAAAAAACAACAAAGGAACTGAGGACAACCGTGTTAGGAAACTTGATTACAGCATACAAACAAGCAAGCTCTTCTACGAACGATTCATCAAGAATGAATCTATGCATCTTTTCAGCCCTCATGATGTCCCTGGTCTTTACGCCGCTTTTGGTACTGATGATTTTGATTCTCTGTACACCAAATACGAAGCAGACCCAACCATCCCCAAGAAGTCTATTAGTGCTCAAGAACTCATCCTCGACCTTCTTAAGGAGAGAGCAGAGACAGGTCGTATTTACATCATGAATATTGACCATTGTAATTCTCACTCATCATTCAAGGACAAAGTTTACATGTCCAACCTGTGTCAAGAGATTACTCTTCCTACAGACCCCATCAATCATATCGATGATGCTGATGGTGAGATTGCACTATGCATCCTGTCTGCTATCAACGTAGGCAAACTGAAGTCTCTTGACGAGATGGAAGGTCTCTGTGACCTCGCTGTGAGGGGTCTGGAGGAGTTGATTGATTATCAGGACTATCCCGTTGCTGCCGCCCGCCGTAGCACCCTTGCAAGGCGCTCCCTGGGCATTGGATTCATCGGTCTGGCACACTACCTGGCGAAGCATGGGGAGCACTATGATGACCCTGCAGCACTTACCCTGGTGCATGACCTGACTGAAGCATTTCAATACTACCTTCTCCGAGCATCCAATGAGATTGCTAAAGAAAAGGGTGCATGTGATGCCTTCAATCGCACTAAGTATTCTGATGGCATTATGCCTATCGATACATACAAGAAGGACGTTGATGAATTAGTAGCACCTGAATATAAGTATGATTGGGAAGGTCTTAGGGCATCTATCCTGGAGCACGGTCTCCGACACAGCACACTGTCCGCACAGATGCCTTCGGAGAGCAGTTCCGTTGTGTCAAATGCAACCAATGGAATCGAACCACCTCGCGATTACTTGTCCGTTAAGAAGTCGAAGAAGGGTCCTCTCAAGCAGATTGTCCCCCAGTATCAAACTCTTAAAAACAACTATACGTTGCTTTGGGATATGCCTGGGAATACTGGTTATATTAATATTGTTGCAGTTATGCAGAAGTTCTTTGATCAAGCGATTTCTGGAAACTGGAGTTACAACCCAGAGAATTATGAGAATGCTGAAGTTCCTACTTCAGTAATGGCGACAGACTTCCTTACTACATACAAGTATGGGTGGAAGACTTCTTACTACCAGAATACATACGATGCAAAGAAAGATCCTGACGTGGAAGAAAACATCAAGCGTGCTGTTGATATCGATGCTATGATTGAGGAACTTCTTACCACTGAAGAAGAAGCATGTGACGCTTGTAATGTCTAGGAAAGTTGAAATAGAATTGGGTGAAGACCTGCAGGAAGACTTCAGGTCTTGGCTCGATGTTTGTGAATCCTTTGGTATTGCCCCAAGGATTAATTCATTTTTATATTACATTAGTAACTTTGGCACTTACGCAAATCCTAAGGAGGAAGAATGGGAGTAACGGTATTTAACGAGAAGAAGGTTGACACTAAAAAACAACCTATGTTTTTCGGAGCACCTCTTGGAATGCAGAGATATGATGAGTATAAGTATCCTGACTTTGACAAACTGACTCAGACTCAACTTGGTTATTTCTGGAGACCCGAAGAAGTTTCCCTTCAGAAAGACCGAGCAGACTACAAGACTCTTAGTGAGCAACAAAAACATATCTACACATCCAATCTTAAATACCAAATTCTTCTAGACTCTGTGCAAGGTCGTGGACCTGGCATGGCATTCTCTCCTTACTGCTCCCTCCCTGAGTTGGAAGGTGCCATGGGTGTTTGGGAATTCATGGAGCAGATTCACTCTCGCTCCTACACCCACATCATCAAGAATGTGTATGCAAACCCTACTGAAGTATTCGACTCAGTGCTTGATGACGAAAGGATTCTTGCTCGTGCCAGGAGTGTATGCTCTGCATATAATGAATTTTTAGATGCTGTTAATGAGTGGTCTGCTGGTAACCAGTGGCAACATGCCCTTGAGGGTGTTGATGCTGCTCAAGAAACCCTGAAAGATATTAAGCGTAAACTATATCTTGCAATTGCTAATGTTAACATCCTTGAAGGTATTCGCTTCTACGTTTCTTTTGCTTGCTCTTTTGCATTCGGTGAGCTCAAACTTATGGAGGGCAGTGCTAAAATCATCTCTCTTATCGCAAGAGACGAATCACAGCATCTTGTTCTTACCCAAAAGATTCTGAAGAAGTGGGCAGATGGTGATGACCCTGATATGAAACTGATCGCTGAGCAGGAGAAAGAGACTGTGAAGCAGATGTTTATTGATGCTGTGAACCAAGAGAAGGAGTGGGCAAACTATCTCTTCTCCAATGGCAGTATGATTGGTTTGAATGAGAGACTGCTATCGCAGTATGTGGAATGGATTGCAAACCGTCGTATGAAGTCTATTGGTATTGACCCTGTGTTTGATATTCCAGCGAAGACTAATCCTCTCCCCTGGACTGAGCACTGGCTAAATAGCAAAGGGCAGCAAAACGCACCTCAAGAAACAGAGATTGAATCTTACATCGTTGGGGGTATCAAACAGGATGTCGGAGCAACTACCTTCTCAGGATTTAAACTTTAAGTTTGAAGTCGTTTTAGATAAAGAGAAAGAGACAGATATTCAAAGAATCAAAAGGTGGATAGCAAAGCAAGCACCACCTTGGAATATGATTCTTGAGTATCTGTTTTCTTTCATAGAGAAATGGTATTGGGATACGAAAGTCCAAGTGACTATGGATGACGTTGACCGACAAGCAAAAGAAATTGTGGAGCAGTGGAATGAAGAAGAAAAAGAAACTCAGGCTCCCATCATCACATCGAAACCATCGGAGGTTGAGGGATTGGACGAAATTAGAATCAGAGCACCATGGGTCAGAGACTCAGGAGAAAGTGATTGGCTCGCTGAAAGACCTGAGAACTGGTATCAGGGACCACTTGAGTTATCTCAAACGGTTGAGGACGGAATTGAAGAAAGACAAAGGAATTCTAAAGATAAGTAAAGATGGTATCATAAGATACAGAAGAAAATGATTAAATATAGGTGAGTATGCTATAATACTCATACGTTCATCGCACAAGCGACGGAAGTAAGCCGACTCGGAACGGGACGTTCATCTATGGAAGCAATCTTCTTATCTTGCTTACAGGCACAACTGTTGGTTGCTAGAGTTAATGCTAGCGAAATGATTGATGCCAAGCAGAAAAATGAGCTTGTATATGAAATTAAACAAGTGACCAAGAAAGGTTGTTTCCAAGACGCAAAAGCCGACTGAAGGAACGCTCTTTAACTTAACCAACTAAGGAGAACCCTAATGTCAATCGCAACTTACCGTGGTGTAAAGTATGATACTGATACACCTAAGCAAGAATATCAGCACTGGTATTCTGAAACACATGCACCAGCACATCCTAATAATGTATACCGTGGCACCCCCTACCGCCCCTGCAAAAATCAGGAGGTAGCAAAATGAACTGGTTAGATGTAATCCGTCAGCAAATTATTAAGCAACGAAAGTTGCAACAAGCACAACTCTCAATGGCAATGAGAGGTTGATATAGATAGAGGGGTAACTCCCCTCTTTTTTATTGGAGCCATCATGAATTACGAAAAGGTAAAACTGATTGCGCACAACCTCAAATTATTAGCAGAGAGTCTTGAGGATGCCATCAAAGAAGACCCTACTAAATATCTTCAGAGGTCGGAAGACAAACGATTTGGATATCGTTTTGATGACGACGATGATGGATATGCAGATTAATGAAACCTCAAAGTGCAAAAGGAAAAGGAAGAAGATTCCAACAGTGGGTGAGAGATATGCTCATTGAGCATCGTCATATTCATCCAGAAGATATAGAGTCACGAAGCATGGGTGCTGGCGGGGAAGACCTTATCATGGCTAGAGATGCCAGAAGTAAGTTTCCTTTCAGTATTGAATGTAAGAATGTTGAGAGACTTAATGTATACGAAGCGTATGACCAGGCATGTGCCAACGCTGGAGACCACACTCCAATCCTCTTCATGAAGAAGAATAGAAAGAAACCACTTGTGGTAGTGGATGCTGAGTGGTTTATCCGCAATTTTAAGGGTTGACACTCCCATCTTGATCCTATATACTTACAAGGTAGTCGAGGGGGATTGAGTTGGACTTTCAAGAAGGTGACAACTATTCAGAAGACTATGAATTTCTGAATCAGATGATTGAATTTCTTATTGACCAGTTGCATATCGACATTGAGCAGGGAAACCTAGCAAATGCCGAAGCAATTGCCAGTAAGATTCGTGAAACTCAAGAATGCCTATGACACTGCACAGTATGTTTTCTGTCCCAATCATCCACTATAGCATTGATGATTGGGAGACAAACAAAAAAAGAATACTAGATTGTCTACCAGACTTAGACGATACTCACCTAGAAAGTAATGGGGAGGTATACACGGACTTCTTTCATAAAGAAAGGACTGACCCACTGCCCCCATATGCAGATGTAGTTATCGACATCATCACACCATACCTTAGGGAGTTTACTAATGGTATGAAGATAGAGTTTACAGACATGTGGTTTCAATCCGCATACAAGGGCAACAAGCACGGTATACATAATCATGGACACAGTGGTTGGTCCTCTGTAATCTATCTTGAGTATGACCCTGAGGTTCATACTGCAACAACATTCTATTCTCCATTCCTTAACCCTTGGAGTGGAAGACTGGAATCCTTTTGTCCACCAGTAAAGGAAGGCGACATGATTATCTTTCCATCTACAATCGGTCACGAAGCAAAAGAGAATACATCGGACATTAGACGTAGCATTATTTCATACAACATGCGTGGTAAAGTATGCACTGTAAGACGCACACTATTTGATGAAGAAGTAGAGGGTTAACTTTTCTGGTCCAGTAGCTCAGAGGATTAGAGCAACTGCCTTCTAAGCAGTCGGTCGTAGGTTCGAATCCTACCTGGATCGTCGTGGGAGGTTAACTCAGCGGTAGAGTGGCTGCCTTACAAGCAGTAAGTCATTGGTTCGAATCCGATACTTCCCACTCCCCCTTGTGGGGTAAAAAACAAAATAGGAGAGCAGTCATGACTGTTAGAGATCGTTTCGGAGATAGGCTCCAGGTTCTTAAGGATGCTGTCAATGGTATCGTCGCCCTTGACACAGAGTATCCATCACTCTTCACCCAACTTTGTCGCTTCTATAGTGATAAACGTGGAATTCATTTCTGGGGTATTGATGTTGAAGAAGATTATTCGATTCTAATAGATAGCATGATTGCTGATGGCGTCCTGGAAACGACGTAAATCTTACCCTGGTGGAGTCAAATGACCCTGCCTTGGGATGGCACAAAACTCACCCTGGTCGGGATAACCCCCCTTCGATTATGCAAGAAGAAATAACAGTATACAAAGGAAGAATCGCATCCCCCATTTCAGATTTTATCTGGGGGGATTTTATTGATGACTCTGTAGTAGATGGTCTATTTCAATTCTGGCATAGTCAACAGATCCTCCATACCCATGAGGGTCAAGTGCTGAGGCATGGGGATGTGGTAGTGGACCGAGACTACAAAGAGTCAATTGACTTACACATCCCCTTTCAATTATCGTTACCTCATATTCAAAACTATATGGGGGCATTGCAAGGTGTATTGAATAAGTATATCGAGAGGTTTCCTTTTTGTGAGACCTCTCGATTTTCTGTAGTCGAACCTTTAAGTATGCAATGGTATCCACCTAACGGGGGATTTAAACAATGGCATACTGAAAGGTCTAATGCATTACCAGGCAATGTTTATAGACACTTAGTCTTTATGACATACTTAAATGATGTGCCTGATGGCGGCACTGAATGGTATCATCAGAACAAGTATGTGCCAGCACAGAAAGGTTACACCGTCATTTGGCCAGCAGATTGGACGCATCACCATAGGGGTAGGGTGAGCGAGCAATCTGAAAAAGTTATAATTACTGGTTGGTTTTCCTACACATGACAGACGAAAAACAAATCAAGCGTAGAGACGCTCTAGGACTCTTTATTGAATCAGTCCACAAACCAGACCAAGAGTTGCGCCAGTGCGCCCACAATCAAAAGTGCTACAACGAGTTGATGGAGTGGCGTCAGGATGTGCTAGAATACCTGAGTCAACGTTGGAGAGACGAATTTGGCAGTTAAGGTCATTAGCACCCGATTCCCCTACCGATATGTGGAAGCAGGCACCCTTGAAATCAATGGTAAACCCGACTTCCGTATCCAAAAAGCAGACTCATATACAGGTCGCTATCGTGACATGTATCTATGCGACAATCAGATGCAGTTTATGACTGCCATCGAAGACTTTGAATACACAAAATGGTTGGACCCAGATACGGTCCCCTGCTACATTAAAGGAGATGATGATGACAATTAAACAAGACCTTCAGGCAGCATGTGACGCCGCCCGCGTGGCATTTAAATCTGCTCTGGATGACCCAGACTTCAATGATAATACTCTAAGTGAACTGTGGCGTCACTTCCTTGGTCTTCAGCGTATTGCCAAGGACTATGTTGAACCTACCCCAGAAGTGAGTGATTCTACCCAGTATTGGGGTGCTCTTGCTGGTGATAATGGTGCTGGTGGGTATGACACCATCAGTTTCAGTGGTGCTGTTGCTGCTGGTCCTGTGGACTGGAATCTATATGGTAACGGATCTTACCTTTCTGGCGCTGCAGGTGGCGATGTCATAACATTCAACACTTGACAAACCTTAAGGAAACCTATATAGTAAAGTCTGTCACAAAACTTAACAACCTAACATGACTGTCACCTCAAACGAATATGGTCAACAAAACATGTGGGCGAAGGAACCAGAGATGGTTTACCAAGAGTATAACCGTAAAGGTCTCCTGACCCCGATGCAAATGACTGAGATGTATAATGGTCGTTGGGCAATGATGGGCATCATCTTTGGTGCTGTATCTTACCTCGCCACTGGCAAACTTTTCTTTGGAATTTTCTGATAGGAGAACAACTATGAAATTCGGATTCACCCCTGAGGCAGAGATCCTCAACGCACGTCTGGCAATGCTTGGTTTCGTTGCTGGTGTTGGTGCTTATCTCACCACTGGTCAAATTATTCCTGGCATTCTCTGACAATTGATTGACTATGACCGCACTACTGTTTACAATGACAACGGTTGCTTTCTTCGTACTGTTGGCAGCATCCGTAGAGAAAATTTGCGAAACTTATTGATGACTACATACAACGTTACTCTTCAATCCCCCGATGGCACTGAAATTGTTATTCAGTGCCCTGATGATCAATACATTCTTGAAGCAGCAGAAGAAGCAGGTGTTGACCTCCCTGCGTCGTGCAAAGCAGGCGCTTGCTCTGCTTGTGCGGGAAAACTCATCTCTGGCACCGTAGACAACGAGGAGCAATCATTCCTCGATGACGAGCAGGTAGCAGATGGTTGGATTCTGACCTGCACTGCTTATCCTACTAGCGACTGTGTTATTCTTACCGAGCAGGAAGAGAATCTGTGAGTGCTAATATGCTAGGGCAATTCAACCTTGCCCTTCAAGAGTTGGTTGAGAGTGGTGTCTGGAGTCACGACGCCGAATTGGAAGTTAAGATTGCAGGCACCCTAAAGAATGATAAGTTTATTGTTATTAAACCTGTCAAAGAAAGACTAATTTGTAATGCAAACCCTGAATTGAAACAAAAACATGACCCGAGTCCCTCAAGTAACATTTAAAGACCGTCGCCCCTGCTATAATGGGGACTATGATTGGTATAACCTTACCACCTCAGAAATCTTTGATGGTAAGCGTGTAGTTGTATTCTCCCTCCCTGGAGCATTCACTCCTACCTGTAGTAACTATCAACTGCCTGGTTACGATGAGAAGTTTGAAGAGTTTCAAGCACTCGGTATTGATGAAGTATGGTGTCTGTCTGTTAATGACGCCTTCGTTATGAATTCCTGGTTCAAATCTCAAGATATCAAAAATGTTCGACCCATTCCTGATGGCAGCGGTGATTTTACTTACAGCATGGGTATGTCTGTCGCTAAGGTAAACCTAGGTTTCGGTTATCGCTCCTGGCGTTATGCTATGGTGGTGAATGACGGAGAGATTGAGATGATGTTTGAGGAGCCTGGCAAGGTGGGCAACTGTCCTGTTGACCCTTATGAAGTCAGTGACCCAGATACTGTCTTGGAATACTTAAAAACTCATGCACGAAACGACGTGTGAAAATGCTCAGGGTCCTAAATACAGAGGACCCTTCTTTACGTTCACGCCATGGAAGTAGATCTCCATAATTTTTTCAGATTCTATAAGCACGAGAATCCTTCCCACGTCGCCGCAGTGCAGTGGTTAGAGGATAATCTTCCAAAAGAATACCTTGACGATGACTCTGAGTGGGTTAAACTGTTTAGGAAACCTGCCCCAGGTGTTGCTGGTATTACGAATCCCCTCAAGGTGCCTTACTACCCACAGACAGATAACTATACAAATGCTGAGCGCACTTGTAACTCATCTTCCTGTGCTATGTGCCTAGCGTACTTCAAGCCAAATGCACTCCCCGCAGGACCTAAAGGTGATGATGCTTATGTCAAGGAAGTCTTTAAGATTGGTGACACTACTGACCATGCTGTTCAGACCAAAGTTTTGGAGAAGTATGGCGTCAAGTCCCATTTTTCCTACAACCTTACCTTTGCTGATCTTGACAAACAGCTTGCTGCTGGTAAGCCCGTGGTTATCGGTATTCTCCACCGTGGTCCTATTAGTGCTCCTCGCGGTGGTCACATGTGTGTAGTCATTGGCAAGAAGGGTGAAGATTATATTGTTAATGATCCATATGGTGATCTCAACGATGGTTACTCTTCTGATGTTATGCATGGTAAGGGTGCTGTGTATAAGAAGTCCGAATTGAAAGCACGTTGGTGCCCAGGTGGTAACGATGGATGGGGACGTATCTTTGATCAAGAACTCCCAAAGTAACTGGCGGTAGCAGTGCTCCTGCTGCTGCCGCTTCCGCTCCTGCACCTGCCCCTGCTTGGGGTGCTGGTGCTTCAAATACTGCTCCAAATGATGTGCCACCTTGCGGACTCAAATTAATTAAGGAATTTGAAGGCTGTAGGTTGGAGGCTTATCCTGACCCTCTTTCTGGAGGACCCCCAATCACAATCGGATGGGGGTCCACAAGAGACAAAAACGGAAACCCCTTCAAACTGGGAGACAAGATTAGTCAAGATGAGGCAGATGCCTTACTCGTTGACGAATGCCGTAAGCACTTTATACCTTCGTTGTGTAAGATTCCATTTTGGGGAGAGATGAGTGATGGACAAAGAGGCGCTCTGCTCAGCTTCGCTTATAATCTTGGTGCTGGTTTCTACGGTGGTTCTAACTTTAATACTATTACTAAACGCTTGAAAGAAAAAGATTGGACTAATGTGCCCGATGCTCTCTTCATGTATAGAAACCCAGGTAGTCATGTTGAAGCAGGTCTTGCTCGCCGCCGCAAGGCAGAGGGCGAACTCTGGAAGTCTTGACACGAATAAATAATTCTGTTACTATTTAAAACCCACCCTACGGGGCGGGTTTTTTATTATGAGAAAGTGATGTGACAATTAGAGCCCAGGAAGGTGCCCATCGAGAGATGTGGTATACCCCCCTTCTATTGGGATGCTGAGTTCAATTAATTTTAATGCCAAACACATTTACATTTGTAGCGGCTTCTCTAGTAGGAATCGCTGCACCGTCTACGGCACTACTGCCATTCCAAAATTATGAGATGCAAGGTCCTCCCCCTCCCCTAGTGGTTGGTCAAGACTTGCTTCCTAACACCAAACCCTTTGCTATTATCAAAGAGTTTGACCTTGGAAAGACAGCAACCAAGGAAGTTGCAGAACCAAAGCCAAAAGAGAAAAGGCTAATTTGTAAAGGGTGCAATGAGAATGAAAACACTGCCTTGGCATTTTTCCAAGAGCAGGGTATTCGAGATAGAAACGCCCTAGCTACTATCATGGGAAATATCAAGCAAGAAAGTAATTTCCACGCTAATATTTGTGAAGGTGGTAGCAGAATCTCATATAATGCCTGCCGTTGGGGTGGGTATGGTTTGATTCAATGGACATCTACTAATCGTTATTATGGATTGGGTGATTTTGCAAAGAAGTATGATGGGAATCCATCATCACTTCATACGCAACTTCGTTATCTAACAAATGAAGTTCAGTGGCAACGCATCCAAGACAACCTGAAAACTCCTGGTAAGTCTATCGATCGTTACATGAACTATGCGTATAGTTGGATTGGTTGGGGGCATCATGGTGCTCGTACATCTTATGCACATGATTATGCTTCCCGACTGATTACGGTAGAAGTTTGAATATAAGGGGACTGCGGTCCCCTCTCTAAATATCAGTGAAGCATTCGTGCGATACTGTGTATAGATTAGAGTGTAGAGTAAAGGATACCTGGGTGCCATTAAAAAAGTATACTGGGTTGTCTAGATATAAGGCAGAGTTTTTACTTAACATCTGCAACATGAGAAACACAGAAACAGCCAAAGCAATTCGGATGGTCGAAGATGATAGATGATTGGCGCTACGAAGATGGTAAGATGCACGAGAGACAATTGTGTGTCACATGCTTCATCCTTGACAAGTATGACATCGATAGAGACATTTACGAGTTTTGCCACTACTATGTGAGCAATGGTTTGTTTGGAGATAAACTTCCACATGACAAAGAAGCACTTCAAGAAAAGTGTGCTGCGTTTGGCGGGGACATCTTCAAGTATGTTTCTGAAGATTTATTTAAAGAGTATGAAAAGTGGAAGGAGTTGACTAAATGAGAATCGTGATTGTTGGTGGTGGGTCATCTGGTTGGATGACCGCTGCTGCGTTTTGTAAAACCTTCCCCAACTGGGATGTAACTATCATCACTGGAGGAGAATCGATCGGGGTCGGAGAGTCTACAACTCCACACCTAAATCAGTATCTCAAATACATGGGGATTACTGATGATGTTTTTCTCCCTGCAGCGAGAGCAACATACAAATCGTCTTCTAGATTTGAGGGGTTTGTATCTGAAGGACAAGTATTCCATTACCCAAATGGTCAGTCTGTCTGTGGTGATATTCAGTATCATCAGTGGATGCTAGGCAAAGCATTCTACCCAGACATCTGCCCACCTTTTGCTGATATGTTTATGCCGTTTGTAACGGTGGCAGAAGAGGGTAAGTTACCATTGGACCATGAGTTGATTGCTCCTTATAAACTTTCTAAGGACCGCTCATTTCATATCAATGCAACTGCCTTTGCAGAATTTCTCCGCGAGACTTTTTGTAACAAGGCCACACACATTCAAGACATGGTGAAGCGTGTTGTCCGAAAGGGTAAGCACATTGATAAACTTGTAATGACACATGGTAGTGATATCTTTGGTGACCTGTTTATTGATTGCACTGGACAATCAACTGCTCTCCTTGAGTCTCCCTGGATTCCTTTTGACACCATTTTAAATGACACTGCTCTGGTGGTGAAGCGTCCTTATGAAGATAAGGAATCTCAAATGCTTCCCTATACTAATGCTAAGGCAATGTCTTCTGGGTGGCAGTGGACTATCCCCACATGGGATTTTATTAGCAGAGGGTATGTATTCTCATCCAAGCATCAGAAACTGGAAGATGCTAAGAAAGAGTTTGGATACGAAGACCCTAAGGTAATTAAGTTTAGAAATGGTAGACATGAGAATGCTTGGGTAGGAAACACTGTTGCTATTGGTCTTTCATATGGTTTCATCGAGCCATTGGAATCCACGTCATTGTTTAATACTCATCATGGCATCCTTGCTCTCATGGACATCCTTCGCGAGGAGCATCTGCCTGGACAGTTTGCTAGGGATAGATACAACTACAACCTTGCAGAGCATATGGATGGTTGGAGAGAGTTTGTTGAAGCACACTACTACTATTCTTCCCGAAGAGACACTCCTTATTGGAGAGATGTAACTGATAGTGTTGAGTATCTTCAGGTAGGCACTCACGAATCTGTGAGGCACATCATGACATCGGGTGAGCCAATTCCTACGGGGCATATGCCAATCGCATACATTCTTGCTGGGTCTGGTTTCACTAATATCAACAAGAGGCATTACGAATACTTTGGTTATCCCAATCTGGTCAGTGAGAAAGAAGTCCAGATGTGGGCAACCACCTATGAGCGACGCAAGGATCTTGCCCAGAAGATGCCAAGCATGTACCAGTATTTAAGTGGCACATTCAACTACGAGACGCTTGACAGTCCTCCATCTCAGTAGTATGATAAATAGGTAAACAAATGTTACGAATCTCTAAGATTTGTAACTGTTGTCAACCCCTGCCGCTTGACCGAGACTAGGCAGGGTTACCAATCCGTCTCTCATATCCCGCCTGAGGGTGGCGGGAGCATAGTAACTCCACCATTTCCCTGATGGTCTTACTACTCTAGAAACTAAAATGACTGCATCAATCGCTCAACAACGATCTACGTCCCCCTGGGAAAGTTTTTGCCAGTGGGTTACTTCAACGGACAACCGCCTTTATGTGGGTTGGTTCGGTGTGCTGATGATTCCTACGCTGCTCGCTGCAGCAACGTGTTTCATCATCGCATTCATCGGTGCTCCCCCTGTGGACATCGACGGCATCCGTGAAC